AGCGGGCTATAGCGGCGCAGCCACAGCGGGCGACAACGGCGCAGCCACAGCGGGCTATAGCGGCGCAGCCACAGCGGGCTATAGCGGCGCAGCCACAGCGGGCAACTACGGCGCAGCCACAGCGGGCAACTACGGCGCAGCCACAGCAAGAGGCAGAGTTACTGTCGGCGAGTGCGGCGTTGGTACGGTACGCGGAACCGATATCAAAATCCGTGGCGGCGTGGGCGCGATGCTGACGATAGCGGTTGAAAATGATGCGGATTTCAACATAAAAGAGTGGAAGTCCTTTGTTATCGACGGCGAGACGTACAAAGCGGACACATGGTATACGCTCAAGGGCAAAGAGATCGTGGAAGTGCCCGAAGAATGAGCCTATACGATTTCGCGGATATCTGCGCTGTGCTCCCCGAACATTTGAGCTGCGCACGGTTTGAGGGGATGAGAGAAAAGCACCTCATGTACAGACACAAGGGCAAAATGCTTTTCTGGACGATGGAGCACTATGCAGATAAAAGCTATGGCGATTACGAAGTAATGATAGACGGCAAAAGTCAGTATTTCAAAAGGCTTTCGGACGCCGTCAAATGTTTCAACGGAGGGTGAAATGACACTTTACGAAATTGATAAGAACATAGAACAGCTTGCAAATGCTGTTGATCCGGAGACCGGTGAATTGCTGGTTGATAATGACGCGCTTGACGCTCTAATGATGGAGCGAGAGAGCAAGATCGAGAATATTGCGTGCTACGTCAAGAATCTCGCAGCAGATGTAAAGGCGCTCAAGGACGAGGAGACAGCACTTGCCGAGCGCCGCAAGGCAACAGAGAAAAAGGCCGAACGCCTTAGGGACTATCTCGATTATGCGCTACAAGGGCAGAAATTCCAGACGGCAAAATGCGCGGTTTCATTCCGCAAATCTCAGGCGGTTGAGCTTGCAGATGACTTTATAGACTGGGCGGAAAAAACAGGGAATAACACCTTGCTCCGCTTCACCGCCCCAGCGGCTAACAAGGTCGCGATAAAAGCTCTGCTTGTGCAAGGCGCAGAAATCCCCGGCGCAAAGCTGGTGGAGAACACATCCGTGATAATTAAATAAGGAGGCAGAAATGTCAGAGAAAAATATATATCAGCGCATGGCCGCAATCACGGCGGACTTACAGACTGTCGCAAAGAATCTGAGCGTGGAGACTGGGCGCGGCAAGAGCTATAAGGCCGTATCCGAGCGGGATATCATCGACGCAGTTAAGCCGCTTGAAATCAAGCACGGTGTTTATTCCTATCCTGCTGAACGTCACGTTCTCGAATCTCAGATACTCGAAAGCGAGAACGAATATCAGGGCAAGGTAACGAAGAAAACGACGTTCTACGAACGCATCAAGACCGTCTATCGCTTCTGCAACATCGACAATCCGGCAGAGTACATAGAAACGACGACCTTTGCAGAGGGCATAGACAGTCAGGATAAGGGAAGCGGCAAGGCAATGACATACGCCGATAAATACGCGCTTATGAAAGCCTATAAGATCAGCACAGGCGATGACCCCGATCAAACGGCAAGTACCGAAGAACGATACACACAGACGGCTCTGATATGCGCCGATTGCGGCAACAAGATAGAGCCTATCAAGCTTAAAGATGGGCGCGTCTGGACACCGACGGACGTGGTACGCAATAGTCAGAAAAGCTATGGACGTAGCTTGTGCCGCGACTGCATGACCAAGATTAACGAAGCCAAGAAAGCCACTAAGACGGCAGAACAGGAGGGCTAAATGCTTAACCGAATAACCATCATGGGCAGGATGACACGTGATCCGGAGCTGCGCCACACACCGCAGGGAACGCCGGTTGTGACGTTCACCCTCGCGGTTGACCGTGACTATCAGAGCGGCGGCAGCGAAAAGCAGACCGATTTTATTGACGTCGTAGTATGGCGTCAGACAGCGGAGTTTGTCAGCAAGTATTTCACCAAGGGCAGCATGACGATCGCATCCGGTCGCTTGCAGATGCGCGATTGGGAGGACAAGAACGGCAACAAGCGCCGAAACGCAGAGGTGATCGCCGACAGTGTGTATTTCGGCGAGAGCAAGCGCAACACCGGCACAAACGCCGAACCGCCAGAGTTTGAAGAGCTGGAAGCGGACGGCGAAAATCTCCCGTTTTGACCTATGACGCAGAACGAAAGAATAATCCGGCACTTGACCGATTACGGCAGCATAACAAGCAAGGAGGCAATGACCGAATATGGAATAATGCGGCTTGCCTCCCGCATTAACGACTTGCGCAAGCTCGGCTATCCGATAGTCGGCGAGACAGAGACCGGAAAGAACAGATACGGCGAGGCAACGCAATACTCACGGTACAGATTGGAGAACTAAGCAATGAAGTATCTGAAAGTCTTTACAGACTTCGCTGAAAAAATGGAGTTGTACGGAGACGCAGAGCGCGGGCGGCTATTCACGGCGATGCTGAAATATGCAGAGACGGGCATAGAACCCGAACTTAAAGGCAACGAACGATTTCTATGGGCAACGGCGAGGGCAGATATAGACCGACAGGCCGCGAGCTACAAAAACAAGGTAGGCGGAGCTGAAAAGGCACGTGCTCTGATTGGTTCTGATATCAGAGATAATCAATCTCAATCAGACGCAATCAGATTGAAATCAGAGCAAGACAAAGACAAAGACAAAGACAAAGACAAAGACATATCCCCTAACGGGGATAAGGGGAAACGCGCTGCGCGCTTTGTCCCTCCCACCGTTGACGAGGTGGCAGCGTACTGCCAAGAGCGGGGAAATGACGTTGATCCGGAACGCTTTGTTGACTTCTACGCCTGTAAGGGTTGGTGTGTGGGCAAGAACCCTATGAAAGACTGGAAAGCAGCTGTGCGCACTTGGGAAAAGCGCGGCAACTATAGCGGCGGGTATACACATAGCGCGCCGGTGGCAACGGCTGACAGGTTAGCCGAGATGATACGGAGGGGGGATTTCGATGACTGAGCGAGAATCGGCGCAGATCATAGGCATTATGCAGACGGTATATCCGGACAGCTTCAAGAACTTATCTGCTGATGCGCTCCGCTCCACGGTCAAGATATGGGCTAAGGTCTTTGAGGACGACCCGGCAAGCGCCGTGCAAGCCGCCGTGATGGCACACATATCCGCGTCGGCAGATAGATTCATGCCGCCGCCGGGGGCTATCAAGCAACGACTTATAGGCATGACGACCAACGCGGACATGACACCGCAAGAGGCATGGCAGCTTGTGAACGCAGCTACACAGCGCGGAATCTATCACGCGAAAGACGAGTTTGACAAGCTCCCGCCGGTGGTTCAGCGGATCGTTGGCAGCCCTAACCAGCTGAAAGAATGGGCGATGATGGACGCGGAGACAGTGCAGAGCGTCATAGCGTCGAACTTCCAGCGCTCATACACGGTGAGGGCTGAAAAAGAGCGGGAGTACATGGCACTGCCGACCGGAGTAAAAAACACGCTGGCCGAAATATCCGGGAAGCTTGGCTTTGCGGCGTTGCCGGGAGGTGCGCATGAAGATTGAGAGCGCCCGGATCATGGGCAATGACCTCATACTTACCGCTTCGATACCGGACGCACGACGCTTTGTGTACGGCTTTAAGCCGGGGGAGTATGAGATATCCCCGGCAAAGAAAAAGCGCAGTCTTAACGCCAATGCGTATGCGTGGAAGCTTATCAACGACATTGCGCTTGCCGTTCGGGAAAGCCCGGAGGATGTATACCGCGAGGCGCTGAAGAACATCCCCAATATCTGCGAGGTGCTTTGCGTGCAGGATAAGGCCGTTGACAGCATGGTGCGGCTATGGATACGGAACCACATAGGGCGGCGCGTCGAGCGGGAGGAAAGCAAAATCAAGGGCTGCACGAATCTGTATATCTACTACGGCAGCTCGGATTTCGATACCCGGCAAATGTCGATGCTGATAGATAATCTTGTGCAGGACGCACAGGCGCTCGGCATAGAGACGCGCCCGGAGGAAGAAATCAAGTCACTGTTGGAGGCATGGGAGTGAAAGAATACCATGAATTTCTCGAAAGTAAGAAAATAGCTGTCACGCCGTCTGGATTTGAGCCAACGTCAGGCAATCCGAAGCTGTTCAACTGGCAGAATGACATAGTGCGTTGGGCGCTTGTAAAAGGCCGCGCTTGCATATTCGCAGATTGCGGGCTTGGCAAGACGGCTATGCAGCTCCAATGGGCTAAACAGGTGTCAGAGCATACCGGAAAGCCCGTGCTGATACTTGCGCCGCTTGCTGTCGCACAGCAGACAAGACGTGAGGGTGAAAAGTTCGATGTTCCTGTCAAAGTCTGCCGAACGCAGAAAGACGCTGTTGACGGCGTGAACATCACAAACTATGAGATGGTCGAACATTTCTCGGCGGAAGCATTCAGCGGCGTTGTGCTGGATGAGAGCAGCATACTCAAGGACTACTCAAGCAAGACGCGGCAGCTGCTAACAGAAATGTTTCAGGATACGCCGTATAAGCTCTGCTGCACCGCTACTCCGGCACCGAACGATTACAAGGAACTCGGCACACACGCGCAGTTCTGCAACATAATGACGCAGACCGAAATGCTATCTACGTTCTTTTGCCACGATGGCGGAAATACGTCACAGTGGCGGCTCAAAGGTCACGCAGAAAGCAAATTCTTTGAGTGGGTTGCTGGATGGGCGTGCTGTCTGACAAGCCCGGCAGACTTGGGATATGACAGCGCAGGCTTTAATCTGCCGGAGCTTCGTATACACGAAGTCGTAACGGAAAGCGATGCCTTAACGGACAGCGACGGGCAGATGATGCTGATGGCGAGAGTTACACAGGATTTGCAGGAGCGACGGCAAGCGCGCCGGTCAAGCTTGGTTGACAGAGTGGCAGCTGCGGCAGAGATAGCCAACGAAACGGATGAACAGGTGCTTGTCTGGTGCGACCTCAACGACGAGAGTAGCGCACTTGCGGATGCGATAGATGGTGCGGTTGAAGTCCGTGGCAGTCAGAGCGCGGAATACAAGGAAACAGCGATGAACGGATTTACAACAGGCGAAAACCGAGTGCTTGTGTCAAAGCCATCAATAGCCGGATGGGGAATGAACTGGCAGCAGTGCAGCAAGATGATATTTGTGGGGCTGTCAGACAGTTTTGAAGCATATTATCAGGCGGTTCGCCGCTGTTGGCGGTTCGGTCAGAGAAAGCCTGTTGATGTGTATATCGTGATCTCTGACGCAGAGGGCTGCGTCAAGGAAAACATAGAGCGCAAACAGCGCTATGCGGAGCGTATGACTTCTGAGCTTGTACGATTCACAAAAAATATACTTGCTGCCGACCTGCACCATACCGTGAGAATGAGCGAAAGCTACTACGCTTTGGAAAGGATGGAAATACCGGAATGGTTATTGAAAATATCGGCGTGATAGATCAAGCAATAGGCGAGAACTACGCGCTGTATAACGGCGACAGCTGCGAGGTGCTGAAAGGCATACCGGAGAGCAGCATACACTATGAGATTTTCTCGCCACCGTTTGCAAGCCTGTATACATACTCGAACAGCGAGAGAGATTTAGGCAACTGCCGCACGACGACGGAGTTTTACGAACAGTTCAAATACATCGTAAGTGAACTGTACCGTGTGCTTATGCCGGGACGGCTGGTGAGTTTTCATTGTATGGACTTGCCGCTTTCAAAAGAGCGAGACGGCATTATAGGTATCCGGGACTTCCGCGGTGAAATGATCCGGCTGTTTGAGGATGCGGGTTTTGTGCTTCATTCTCAAGTGTGTATTTGGAAAGACCCCGTGACCGCAATGCAGCGCACTAAGGCTCTCGGCCTGCTGCATAAACAGATAAAGAAAGACAGCTGTATGAGCAGACAGGGCATACCGGACTATCTTGTGACAATGCGCAAGCCGGGAGAAAATCCGGAGCGCGTGACGCACACGAATGAGAGTTTTCCGGTAGACGTATGGCAGAGATACGCAAGCCCCGTCTGGATGGACATAAATCCATCAGATACGCTCCAAGCAAGCAGCGCAAAGGAGGATAAGGACGAACGGCATATATGCCCATTGCAGCTTGGCGTTATTCGGCGCGGAATAAATCTATGGACTAACCCCGGCGATACGGTGCTTACTCCGTTTTTGGGTATAGGCTCTGAGGCTGTTGTTGCGTTACAGCAAGGGCGCAAGGCAATAGGCATAGAACTTAAAAGCTCATATTACAAACAGGCTGTACGTAATTGTGAGGGCACACAGGCGTATGAGCAAATATCGCTGCTATGACTAACGAATACGGCGTGACGCTCGACCGAAACGGATATGCCCCGTCAATCGTGCAGGATATAAACGGCTGCTGGTTCTGCGCAACACAGCAGGGCAAGCTTGACCGGCATGAGATATACCACGGGGCATACCGCAAGAAATCAAAAGCGCTGGGCTTATGGGTGCTACTCTGCCACGACTGCCACATGACATTACACCATACCGATGCCGCCCTTGATGCGCTGCTCAAGCGCTGCGGACAGCGCGAGGCGATGAAACATTACGGATGGGACACCGGAGATTTCCGGGGACGGTTCGGAAAAAACTATTTGTGAGGTAAACGATGGAAACACATTTTACGATCCTCGGCAAGCCACAGGGCAAGGCAAGACCGCGAGTAAGGAGAGACGGGCACGCATATACCCCCGAACAGACAACGCAGTATGAAGAGCTTGTACGTTGGTGTTGGCGGCGTTCCGGGGCGGTTAAGTTGAACGGCGCAATCAGGGCGGTGATACTTGCGAGATATCCCGTGCCGAAGCGCGACAGCAGGAAAACGCAAGACGCTAAGATATGCGGTGAAATCCCATGCGCGATAAAGCCGGACTGTGACAACATCGCTAAGATCGTGCTTGACGCGCTCAACGGGCTTGCCTATGACGATGATAGCCAAGTCACGGAGCTGGAAGTACATAAGCTCTACGGGGACATCGGGGATGTTTTCGTAAGGCTCGAAGAAATAAAGGAGGAAAACAATGGCTGAATACATCAAAAAAATGCGGCGCTGGACGATGAATGAACCTGGCATTAACTATCTCCCAGATGTGGAGTTTCGAGGCCATATCAGCGATACGAACAACTGCGTTTGCTCCGGTTGTCACAAGATGGACTTCGTCCTCAAACTAACAGTACCAGACACAGGGTATCACGATGGTAAGCGCCTTTCAACGAAGTATCACGAATACTGGATCTGCGATGACTGCATTGAAAAACTCGCGCGGTGTTACGGCGCAGTGGCAAAGGAAGCAGGGGAAAAAGGAGAGCACTATATGACTGAATACGTGGATCGGCAAGAGGTGATTGACGCACTGCAAGCCCCGGAGATGTTCGGAATCACGCCGTACCATATAGAGCTTATCAAGCGGATTCCGACAGTTGACGCAGTACCCGGAGAGCTTTTCCGTGAGCTGCGAGACGAGCTATGTCTCTACTGCGGTAAGTACACGGAGCAGCACCTCGGCGCTTGCGACGGATGCAAATGGAGGGACGATAATGAGTGATTACATAGCAAGGGAAGAAGCAAAAAACGCTATCAATGTTGAAGCTGAAATATCTACCGCCGCCGAGAGGGCCCTTGAAGATGCTATTGACGGCATTCCTGCCGCTGATGTTGTGGAGGTGACCCGCTGCAAGGACTGTAAGCATTACAGGGTATTTCTGAAACGGGATATGTGTGCGAAAAATGCCCAAGTGCTTGACGGACATGAAGTGGGCTTGACAGCCACAAACCCGGATGATTTTTGCAGCTACGGAGAAAGGAAGAGCGGATGAAAGCAGTCCTAATCAGCATACGTCCAGAGTGGTGTTCAAAGATCGCGAGCGGCGAGAAGGCAATCGAGGTACGGAAAACGCGCCCAAAGCTGCCCCCGCCATTTAAGGTGTACATCTACTGTACGAAGGACACAAAAAAACAGTTCTGGACAGGGCCGAGATACTCCTATGTGGACGATCACAGCCATAACCCATTTGACAAGTGCGGGAGCGGCAAAGTCATTGGCGAGTTTCTTTGCAATTTGATTGTTGAGGATCGCACGTTCGGTCACAATGAAAGGCTTTATAGAGCGGCCTGCATGAGCGCATGCGATGCGACGGCGTATGCAGTGCAGTCACCGGTGTACGGCTGGCACATCGCTAATGTGAAAATCTACGACAAACCGCGAAAGCTAAACGCGTTCTACAAGAAGTGCTCGGAGTACTCGGAGCTCGGCACAAATTGTTTCGACTGCGAGCATGAATGCGGGACTGACGAAGTTGAATGTAATTCAGAGGGAAGATTGTATCTTCACCGCGCCCCGCAAAGCTGGTGTTATGTGGAGGAGCAGCAATGTCTGAATATATAGACCGAGAAGGTTACTGTAAGAACCTTTGCCATTGCCGCAATAAACACTGTGATAAAGAATCCTGCCCTATATGGAAAGCGCCTACCGCCGATGTTGCCCCGGTGGTGCATGGGCGGTGGATACCCGATGGCGACGGTTATCATTGGACATATAACTGCTCAATATGCGCGTGGAAAGATGGATACCCGTTTAACGAACGCCATAACTTCTGCCCCAGATGCGGCGCGAGAATGGATTTGGAGGCGAGCAAAGATGAATGAATACGTAGAGCGGGAAACATTATTGGAGTATCTCGACGTTATGATTAGAACCCTATCCTATCCACTTAGCGAGTTAGGAGAGGAAGAAAAAGCTTATATTAAGGGCTTCAAAGAAGCGCGGGCCGTCGTTGAGCGATTTCCTACTGCCGACGCTGCACCTGTGGTGAGATGTGAGAACTGTACAAGCGGCATTATGTCAGATGATAATAAATACATAATTTGCTGTAGACTTGGTGTTGGCATGGAACTTGATGGTTTTTGTTCGCACGGAGAAAGGAAAATAACATGAGACTTACGTCAAATACTCCACAAGGCAATTTAGAACAGTCGCTGAATCTGTTCTATGCAAAAGACGGCGAAACGTGGGTGCGCGGATACGGAGAGAACGGCACAGACATTACCCTGCTTGATTTGACACGAAAGCTTATACGCCAATACGCGCAACCAGACGAAGTACCAGAAACCATGTCTGATGAGGATGTTATGTTTGCAATGGTGGATTGGCTGTATGGCGGAACCGATAGCATGGAGGGCGTGTTAGCACTTCTCTATCTTGCGGGGTGGGTATGCGCGGAGCTACGCGAATTCCTCAAACGCTTTGAGGACAAGGAGAACGCCAATGGCCGATGGGTTCCGTTCCACAGTCAGGCCGCGGGGGATATTTGGTACTGTTCTGCTTGCGAAATTGGATTTGCTGCACGGATGAAATACTGCCCCAACTGCGGCGCGAAGATGGACGGTGCAGGATGAAAATCTACAAAAATCCGTGGGTGACGCGAGAAAGCTACTTTGTCAAAACCGGCGCAGTAAAATCGGCAAAGATGGAAGCGCCCAAAAGCGCCGGGTATGCCATTGACTTTTGGGATGGCAAATGGAATGTGCGCAAGGCTATGTATTACAATCAATCGCTTGCCGAAATGCCGGTTATTGCAGAAAACAGGGCGAGCATACAAGCCGTCATTGACAAAGCTATTTTAGATGCTGTGCTGGGGTGCGTTAGCAGCTTTAATGCTGTTGACTTCACGCAAGTTGTGCGGTGCAAAGACTGCGAGTTTTACCGCAGAACCGAAGAGATTCATCCGGGCTTCGGCACGTGCGATTTTGTCGAAATGATACGGCAGGACAATGACTTTTGTAGCAAGGGTGAAAGGAGGGACGCCCATGAGTAAAAGCGGATTGCTCGCCCGGCAGAAGGCCGAGCGTGAGCTGTGGACAATCAAGGTGATCGCCTACACCGAGCAGCAGACACTTGATGCGGTCTGCCTCGCACTCGCTGAGGGCTTCGGTTTCGGCGAGGAGCGGTTGAAGCGCTTCCACGACGCTTTCAACGCTAAGTACACGGAGATACGCGAGCTGGAAAAGGGCGACACCAAAGACAACGAATATGCCATAGCCAAGCAAGAGGCCGCGCTTAAAGCGGCTTGCGGCAAATACTATGCACCGCGTGAGGTAAGATATGATATCAAAATCGTCACCAGAGACGGCAAGCAACACAAGCTGTGAGGAGCTGTACATAGCAAATGAGAAGCTTGTAAGAAAATGTCTGCTCCGGTTCTTCCCGGCGATTGCCAACGACGAAGATGTTTTGCAGACTGCGCGAATGGCATTATGGCGAGCTTGCCAAGACTTCAAGCCGGGGAAGTGGCAGCTATCTACTCTTGCGTACACGTACATCCGGCGAGACATAATCAAGGAATGGCGCAGCTCGAAGCGCACGAAAAGAGCGCAGGAAACGATCTCTCTCAGCACACCGATACACGACAAGTCCGGTAACGAGTATGAGCTCGAAGAAGTCTTGCCGGGGGCAAAAAACGTGGACTGGTGCGATGGTAAGGCTTGGTGGGATAGCCTGACCGACAGGCAACGTGAGATCTTGCGCTACCGCTACGACGGCAAAACATACCGAGAGATAGCCGAGATATTAGGTTATTCCCACACGCTCATTGAAACCGAGGTGCGCATAGCGCACAAAGAAGCAAAGAGATATCTGTGAGGTGAAACAAGTGTACAAATTAACACTGTGTTGGTCATGCGCGAACGCAACGGGCGGATGCTCATGGACGGCGCGCGATCCTGAAACCGGAGCAATCATGTTTAAGCCGGTCGAGGGCTGGAAAGCAAGGAAAACCACGCTCAAGGGCTATCGTCACGAAAACACCAGTTATCATGTGATAAAGTGCCCGGAATACAAGGAGGACGAATGAAAATTGTAATCGACCCCGGCGCCTATCTGCCGGAACGTGCGCACGATCTTGACGCGGGATATGATCTGCGCTCACCTATAAGGGCTTATGTCCCGCCGTACAGCAGCGCAATCATCGACACCGGCGTACATATCGAGATACCGGAGGGCTATGTCGGTATGCTCAAGAGCAAATCCGGGCTGAACGTCAAGCATGACATGACCAGTGAGGGCGTAATCGATAGCGGTTACACAGGGAGCATCTGTGTCAAGCTCTATAACCACGGCCAAAGCGCCTATGAGGTCAACAAAGGTGATAAAATCAGTCAGCTTGTAATTATGCCGATAATCACACCGGCACTTGAGATTGTAGACCACCTCGACAGCACCGAACGCGGTAATGGCGGCTTTGGCTCAACTGGCCGCTGATAGGAGCACAGGGAAATGACCGATGAAGAATACGTGTTCCGTTCTGAATGTGCAGACCGGAAACGCGTAGCACGTGGGAGCTTCAATAAACGCTCCCACGCAGGAAAGGGCGGCAGAGTCAAAATGCCGTCTGATTATATGACGAAAAAGGAGCGTGATAAGATGAACGGAGAAGTACAGAGCTATAACCTCAACAGCCCTATGAAGTGGGCACAGTTCAAGCGAATGCCGGACGACATCAAGCGTGAATATCTAAGCACGATCATAAGCAAGTACAATCCGCAGCAGGCGGCGCTTGCTGAGATGTTCGGCATAAGTCGGAATGCGGTTTGCAATATGTTCCGGGAACTGGGCATACCATTTAGGGGCAACGTAAGCGAGGTACGCACGGGGCGAAACGATGAGTTTTGGGCATGGGTAAACAGCACGAACGAGGTTATGCAGGACGTGAGTAAAGAACCGTCGTCGGTGGCGGAGATTGCAACGCCGATAGAACAGGTCATGGAACCTGCTGAAAAGCCAAACAAACCGCCTATGGGCGCGGGAATACCAATAAACGGCGTGTTGGAGTTTTCCAATACCACAGCGCAAGACGCTTTTAACGCGGCGTATGCGCTGCTTACGACAGTGGAGCTACAAAAGCTGGTTATAACATGGGAGGCGGCGCATGAGTAAGCCACGTTACAAATGGTGGAGCTTTGCCAAAGCCATTATTAGAGCCTACCCGGCACATTGCGACGATCTCAAAGCGCTGCGCGATCAGAGCATAACTCCAGCGTATAGCGAGGCAGGGCACGGCTCGGAGGTTCACCGCACGTCTGAGGACACGGCGCTATGCGAGCTGCCGCCAATCGAGATGAAAGAATATATTGCCGTCGAGAAAACCATACAGACGACGCTACGGACGTGCACTGACGGCGAGGAACGCATGAGGCTGATAGATATGGTGTTTTTCAGTAAGACACACACGCTTCAAGGTGCGGCGATGGCGTGTAACATCAGCTACGGCACGGCCAAAAATTGGCATAACAGGTTTATCGAGCAGACGGCAAGAAATTTTGGGCTGCTGTGAAAGTTTAGCCTAAAAAGCCAAGGTCAAGTGGTATAATGTGTATGCTCAGAGAGCGCCGGAAAGCACCGGCGCTCTTTTGCTTAACCGCAAGAGCGTGAACTTGACGACGTTTTGAGCACGATCACGGCGGTGGTTTTACCTCCTTTTCACACCGCCCAAAGAGTAGGAGCAGCTACGGCGAGGGACACCATAAGCAGCGGAGGGGGCTATGGAGATGGAAATACACGATATACCGATCACGAAATTAAAGGAGTACGGCAGAAACCCGCGCAAGAACGACGCGGCGGTCGAGAGTGTAGCAGCGTCGATCAGTGAGTTCGGTTTCAAAGTGCCGATCGTCATCGACAAAAATAGTGTTATTGTCTGCGGCCATACGCGGATGAAAGCCGCAAAGCAACTCGGCATGAAAACAGTACCGTGCATTATTGCGGACGATCTGAGCGAAGAGCAGATAAGGGCGTTTCGTCTTGCTGACAATAAGGTATCTGAACTTGCGGATTGGGATTTCAAGCTGCTGGATATCGAGCTTGGCGAGATCACCGGAATAGACATGACAGACTTCGGATTTGAGCTGCCGGACGATGACGAATACTACGGCGACGAGCGGGAGCGGACATACAACAGTGTCAATCTCCACGACTACGATAACACGCGCGTCGCCGGTGCGTATGATATGCCGGTTATACAAGCCACAAATCATGTTCCGAAAGACCTGATAAGCTTCAACTATATGCTCACAAAGGACGATTTCGCCAAGGGCATACACTTTTACATTGACGACTATCAGTTTGAACGGATATGGAACACGCCTGATAAGTATATGGACAGGCTCGCAATGTTCGACTGCGTATTAACCCCCGATTTCTCGTTGTATATGGATATGCCGCTTGCCATGCAGATATGGAACGTGTACCGTTCCCGGCTGATCGGCCAGAAAATGCAGGACGCGGGAATAACGGTAATTCCTGCGCTCTCATGGTCAGACGAACGGAGCTATGATTTTTGCTTTGACGGCTTACAGCAGGGGGGCACGGTATCGGTCAGCACGATAGGTGTTAAACAGGACGAGGACGCAGCGGCAATATGGGTATCTGGCATGAATGAAGCGATAAACAGGCTCAAGCCTAAATGCGTAGTTGTCTACGGCGGCGATATCGGCTATGAGTTCCCGTGCAAGGCAATATATATTGCAAATCACAACTCGGAGCGATTCCGCGACGTTGATATAAATTAAGGATGGTGCTATAATGGGTGGACGTGGAGCGAGCAGCGGCACAACCAATACCAGATTTATACACAGGATGGTCGTTGGCATCAACGAAAATCCGACAATAAAGAACGCAAGCACAAATGCCGCGCAGAATGGCGGCTGGGATGACGATGGAAATCCGGCGCTTGTGAAATTCCAAGGGCAAGAAGACGATAAGACTGCGCGCTTCTTGGCAAAGGTCGACAGAACGACGAACTATTCACAGTATAATGACAGCTACGGCTTTAGAGATAACCCGTATCAAAAGCTTGTACTTCAACTCGGGCTTAATAAGCCGCCTACGGTCGTTTCAGACGCGCAGTTCAATGCCATTGCCAAACAGACCGGCGCGGAGGTGTTTTACCGCGGATGGAGTTCCGAAAGCTCGGCAGATAGATTCATGCAAGCACAGTACACGCATACGGGCACGGGGGTTTACGGTGACGGTATATACTTTGCCAACAACATAGGCACAGCGGCGAGTTACGGTATTGGCAAAGGCAATAACGCTATCACAAAGATGATGTTGTCCCCTAATGCACGTGTGGTAGATTATAATGCCCTTGTTAGCTCAATGCCGGACAGATCAAGTCAGCTCGGTAAGTCTCTGCGATACGCCGGTAGCGGCGCGTCTCGCTCATATAGTAGTAATAGCGGAGAATCGCAATGGGCGCTCAAAAAAGGATATAACGTTATCAAGGTTGACGCGGGATTTGGCGAACCTTACTATATTGGGTTGACGCGTGATGCATTTATAGTATCGAAGAAGAAGCTATAAGGAGGAGCTGCTATGAAAATAACTGTTGAAAACATGAAAAAGCTGCTCTTGCCGGGGGAGGATGGAATGATGGCGTATATCCTCACAAGGCCGGAAGCAGAAGAAGAGAGAAACAAAAGAATAGCAGCATATGAAAGCGGCGAACTTCAAAAGGAAGCTGAAAGGATAATGAAAGAGGAAATAAAGGGAGGGGGTGTGTGGATTGAAAACTAACAGACCTAAGAAGAACAGCATGGAGTATGATCCGGTGATGGAAGCTATCCTGAGAGATAAGAACCGGCCTAAGAGCCTCAGAGAGCGAGAGGCAGAAAAGAAAAAGAAGAGAAAGTAATCCGTTGTCAAAAAAAGGCAGCGGATTTTTTATGCGCAAATTAGAGGAGGGAGGTAGATGCCACGCAATCCCAAGCAGGACGCGAATTTAATCCCGACGAACAAACGAAGCAAGAGCGAAGTAAGAGAAATCGGCCAGAAAGGCGGCATTGCCTCCGGTGTAGCGAGAGCCAAGAGGAGCACGCTGCAAAGCATCGCGAGAGCCATTGCCGATGCACCTGCGCCGGATAAGCTAAAAGCGCAAATTGAAAAGAGCGGGCTTGCAATAGACGACGAGGACATGAACGGCAATGCAGCAGTTGTCGCTGGTGTTTATCGTCGGGCAATACAAGGCGAGGATAAGGCGGTTGAAAAGTGGGAGAGCTGGACAGACGTACAGACGGCAGACGAAAAGCCGTTTTACATCCCGGCATATCTCATGGGCAAAGCGTTCGTCGATATCAACCGCAACATAGAACCGAATAAAACATACATCTTTGAGGGTGGCAGAGGCGGCTTGAAGTCGTCTTACGTCTCCCTCAAAGTTGTTGAGCTGCTGAAAAACAATCCGACGATGCATGCTTGCGTACTGCGTAAGGTCGGCGGCACGCTCAAGGATTCTGTTTTCTCACAGATCAAATGGGCTATCCACGCACTGGGGCTTGATGATGAGTTTCAGTGTAAGGCAAACCCGATAGAGATAGTCTATAAAAAGACTGGGCAGATCATTTACTTTCGCGGGTGTGACGATCCTATCAAGCTAAAGTCGATAAAGCCGCCGTTTGGTTACATCGGCATACTGTGGATAGAGGAGCGCGACCAACTGAGCGGCGCAGAGGAAGAACGAAGCGTAAAACAATCGGTGCTGCGCGGCGGCGCGCTGTCGTATGACTTTGCAAGCTATAACCCACCAAAGAGCCGTGATAACTGGGTAAACAAGCAGCTGCGCGAGCCTAACGTCAATAGGGTAGTACATCATTCAACGTACATTGATGCGCCGCCGGAGTGGTTAGGACAGAAGTTCATAGACGATGCCGAACATCTAAAAACCGTTGACCCGAAAGCCTATGAACATGAATACATGGGCGTCCCGAACGGGGACGGCGGCAACGTCTTTGATAAAATTGAAATCAGGACAATCACGGACGAGGAAATCAGCCATTTTGACCACATTTTTCAAGGCGTGGACTGGGGCTGGTATCCTGATCCGTTTGCTTTCGTGCGCTTGAATTACGATAGAGCGCGCGAGACTATCACGTTTATTGCAGAAATAACTAATAACAAGACAAGCAATGAGCAGAACGCAGAGAAAATCAAGGCAGCAGGGTATGACGATTCTTATATAACCTGCGACAGCGCAGAGCCAAAATCTGTAAACGACTTCCGAAGCGCCGGACTGCCCGCGAAACTGGCCGTAAAAGGCCCCGGAAGCGTTGATTACGGTATGAAGTGGTTACAGGTGCGAAAACTCGTTATTGATCCGGCACGGACGCCAAGAGTCTATAACGAGTTCTTGCATTACGAATTTGAGCGAGACAAGGACGGCAATGTTATAAGCGGCTATCCGGATGCGGATAACCATACCATTGATGCCACGCGCTATGCGCTTGAGAGAGTATATAATAAATTTGGGAGCAAAGCATGACAATAATCCAATACCTGAACGACAAAGGGTATAAAACAGCACCGGCGGAGTTCTACGGCAAAATCAAACAGTGGAAGTCATGGTATGACGGCAAGGTCAAGGGATTCCATGATTACATGGTGAGCACGGGACAGGGCGGAAAAGTCGAGTGCGAACGTTTTTCAATGGGTATGGCTAAGAAAGTTTGCGAGGACTGGGCGAACCTATTGATGAACGAGAAAGTCCAGATTACCCTTGAGGGCAAGAAAGAGCAAGAGTTTTGGGACGATTTCTGCACAAAGGTCAACTTTGACGTGCGCATATCCGAAATGCAGGAGCTGAAAAGCTGCTATGGCACTACTGCATACATCCCCCGTATAGTCGGCGCGGCTATTGACAGCGATACCGGAACACTCACCGGCGAGGCTGACGGGATAAAGATGGACTATGTGACCGGCGACAGGATATACCCTATCACGTGGGAGAACCGCGAGATAACGGAATGTGCTTTTGCTTCACACGTCTATACAGACGATCAGGATTATGCCTACGTGCAGATTCATCACCTTGTCGACGGCAAGTATAGAATCGAAAACGCGCTGCTAAAGCTCGACAAAGAGAGCGTCACGGAAATTGATATGCATAGCATAAGGGGCTTTGAAAATGTCCCTAAGACGGTCGAGACGGGCAGCGACAAGCGGCTATTTGTCATCGACCGGCTGAACATCGTCAACAACTACGACAACACGCTTCCGCTGGGCATAGCCGTGTACGCGAACGCCATAGATCAGCTCAAGGCTTGTGATATAGCCTATGACAGCTACGTGAATGAGTTCGTACTTGGCAAGAAGCGTATCATGGTCAAGCCGGAGGCGGTTAAGAACATTGACGGCAATCCGTACTTTGACCCAAACGACGTCACATTCTACGTCCTGCCGGAAGATAGCGATCCGAGCTCAATTATCCATGAAACAAACATGGAGATCAGAGCGGCGGCGCACAACGCTGGTATGCAGGATATGCTTAATATACTGTCAAGCCACTGCGGATTTGGCGAAAACCACTACCGTTATGATAACGGCAGCGTATCAACAGCAACGCAGATTATCAGCGAGAACAGCGAGATGTACCGCACGATAACGAAGCATGAGATCATACTTCGGAGCGTCCTCACAGAGCTTACGCGAACGGTTTTAAGACTTGGGAACACATACATGGATGCTGGTTTAGATGAGAATGTGCAGATCAGCATTGATTTCGATGACTCGATAATCGAGGATAAGGAGACCGAGTTTAACCGTGATGCGCGTATGGTGCAGATGGGCATTATGCAGCCGTATGAGTTCCGCATGAAGCACATGAACGAGGATGAGGCGACCGCAAAGGCAGCGTTGCCAAAGATGGAAAGCCTTGTATCAGGCGAAAATGAGTAATGCCGAAGTATCCTATTACGCCGGAGTTCATGCAGGAGCTTCCGGAGGCTATCGTCGTTCTTTATGAACGGCTCGCCGATTACCTCATAGCCGATATATGCAGCCGGTTCAAGTATAACGAGACGGCGACGGCAACGACGATCCAGCATATAAAGCAGCTGTTGAAGAACGGCTATGACCTCGACAACATCAATAAATACATCAAGAAAACGCTGAAACTCACCGACGCGGAGTTCTCTAAGGCTTGGAGTACCGCACTGGGCGAGAATCAGCGTTATTTTGATGCTGTCGTAACGAATCAGACGGGCTTTAACCGCGCAGCGTTCGACAGCACAATAGCTGCCATAGCCGCACAGACAAGCGGCGAGCTGCGCAACATCACACGCACAATGGGCTTTGCGGTGCGTGTAGCCGGGCGTGTTCAGATGCTTGATCTCGACGGTATGTATGAGCGCGTTCTTGATGATGCGCTTATGAAAGTGCAGAGCGGTATTAGCTATAACGTGGCTATCAGAGAGGCGACAAAGCAGCTCACAGACAGTGGGGTGCAGTACATCGAATATGCTTCCGGGTGGCATAACCGCGTTGACGTCGCCGCGCGCCGGGCGGTTATGACAGGGGTAACGCAACTGTCACGGCAGTATAGCGAGCAGACCGCCGAGCTGCTTAATACGCCTTATAGAGAGGTCACAGCACACAGGGGCGCACGTGATAAGGATTATCCTAATCCGTGGAGCAGCCACAAGAAATGGCAAGGCCGCGTGTATTCGATATATGCAAAAGACAAATACCCGTCGATATACGAAGTATGCGGGCTTGGCCAAGCAGACGGCCTATGCGGCGTTAACTGTCGTCATTTGTACCATGCATGGGTTGAGGGCGTTTCAGAGCGGACATATACCGACGAAGAGTTAGAAAACCTTGATCCGCCGCCGTTTGAGTTTGAGGGCAAGAAGTACACCATGTACGAAGCGACGCAGAAACAGCGGCAGATTGAAACAGCGCTGCGCAAGGTCAAGCGCGAGGCGATAGCCGCCAAGGCGCGCGGCGACGACGAGGAATACATAAGCCTTGCAGTACGCTATAAGCGCCTAAACGACGAATACCACGCTTTCAGCAAGGCGGCAGGGCTACGGGAACAGCTCGAACGGGGCAATATCCCGGAGTTCGGCGCGGATGAATCTAAAGCGCTGCTGAAAGCCTTAAAATGATGCAGCTAAAAGCATGACAGAGAGCCAATACACCTCCTTTTCCTTTCTTCTCCTTTCTATGCCCCAAGCGGTGGGGGATATAAATACCGCGTCGCTACTGCTCAACAGCGGCCATGCAATATATAGCGCAATGGTGTAATGGTAACACAACGGCCTTTGACGCCGTTATCGTGGGTTCGAGTCCCGCTTGCGCCGCCAACACGGAAACGCTGCGCCGACGATCGAAGCGCAAGCCAACGTTTCAAGCGTTGCGGAATGGTTCCCCGATGGGCCACCGTTCTATTTAGGCGAAACGTTATTTTAATATGTTCATTCAGCGGTTATTGCAGAAATGCGATAGCCACTTTTTGATATGCCGACGGGCATAAAACGGAATACGTCGACGGACGGTAAACGGAGGGATTACCAATGGCAGAAGAGATCATAAACGGAAACGCAACCGAAAATAGCGGCAGCACCGAGACTAATCAGACTGAGCGAACGTTTACTCAGGCAGAAGTTGACAAGATCATTGACAAACGCCTCAAGCGCGAGCGCGAGGGTATGCCCACTCCGGAGGAGCTTACCAAGTACCGCGAATGGCAGAAAGCACAGGAGACCGAAGCGGACAAGATCAAGGCGCTTACGGACGACAACGGCAAGCTGAAAAAGTCGCTTGACGAGCTGACGGCCAAGAACACGCAGTATGAGCGTGAAAAGTACCTGACCGGTAAAGGCGTTAAGGCGGATGACATTGATTACTATGTCTTCAAAATCGCACAGAAAGTGACGGACGACGTGACTTTTGAAACGGCAGCGGATGAATACCTCAAGGATTACAAGCCGCGCCGCGCTCGCGTTGATACCGGCGCTTCTCTGGAAAACGGCGGCGGCGGAATGACGCGCAAGCAGATTCTTGAAATTAAGGACGCTGCGGCACGTCAGAAAGCAATCGCTGAAAACTATGAACTGTTTCAGAAAGGATAACTTATGGCTAAAGAAAATCTTACCAAAGTAGCCGATATTTCCGTATCGGCAAGAGAAATCGACTTTGTAACCCGCTTCGGGCGCAACTGGGAGCATCTGCGTGAAATCCTCGGCATCATGCGCCCCATCAAGAAAGCCCCCGGAACTGTGCTCAAGTCCAAGTATGCAACTCTTACCCTGCAAGATGGCAACATCGGCGAGGGCGAGGAAATCCCCTACAGCAAAGCAGAGGTCAAGACCAAGGACTATGCGACCATCACCATTGAGAAGTTCGCGAAGGCTGTTTCCATCGAATCCATCAAGGATTACGGCTACGATGTGGCCGTTCAGATGACCGATGACGAGTTCCTTTTCCAGCTTCAGACCAACGTTACCGATCGCTTTTACAAGTACCTCAACGGCGGCGAGCTTGCTTCCGAGGAAACCTCTTGGCAGAAAGCCCTTGCGATGGCAATGGGGCGCGTTGTCAACAAGTTCAAGCAGATGCACCGCACCGCCTCTAAGGTCGTCGGTTTCGTCAACGTCCTTGACCTGTATGACTACCTCGGCAATGCTCAGATAACCGTACAGAGCGAGTTCGGTTTCAATTACATCAAGAACTTCATGGGCTACGATACCGTGTTCCTGCTTGCTGACGGCGAAATTCCGCGCGGGCGCGTTATTGCTACTCCGGTCGAAAACATCGTGATGTACTACGTCGATCCCGCTGACAGCGACTTTGCCCGTGCCGGTCTTGAGTACACCGTCGACGGCGAAACTCCGCTGCTGGGCTTCCACACTCAGGGCAATTACAGCACTGCCGTGTCTGAGGCCTACGCGATCATGGGCGTTACTCTGTTCGCCGAGTACATAGACGGTATCGCCGTTGTCGACGTCGACACTACGCCTACTCTTGGCGCACTGACTGTGCAGTCTGCGGCAGGCGCTGCAAGCGGCGCAACTGCTATCACCGTAACCCCGGCCAAGGAGAAAGCGACCAACGTCTATAAGTACAAGACCGCCGCAAGCACTGCGCCCACCGTCACTTATGGGCAGAATGTCAGCAAGTGGAACGACTGGGACGGTCACAGTGACATCACCGCAACGACCGGCCACAAGATAACCATCGTTGAGGCTGATGCAACCGGCAAGGCGCAGAACGCCGGTAACGCAACTGTTACGGCACAGACCTGATAACCGGGGGTGAGCGTGATGTATGCTGATTACATATATTACACGACCACCTATCTCGGCAGCGCACTAACTGAAGAGGAGTTTGCCCGTGCAGCAACGCGGGCAAGCTCCTTTTTGGATTATTACACGCGCGGCAAGGCCAAGACTTACACCGGCGACGAGCTGAAAATGTGCTGCTGTGCGCTTGCTGAACAGTATCAGATTATCGAGAACGCGCAGACGCAGAGCATGAGCGGCGGCGAGTTGCAGAGCCAGACCGTGGGCGCTTGGAGCAAGACATACAAGAGCGGCACGGAGACGGCAGCGACAGCGCGTGAGACGCTGGCCGGTATCGCAATGCAGTATCTTGGGCACACCGGACTCTTATACCGGGGAGGTGGTTGTTGTGTTCCCTCATGTTGTGACTGTTTTTAACGTATGGGAAGATGACGACCTCGACAAGCACCATAACATCACGATACTGCGCGGTGTGCTGCTCGATATCTCAAAGGGCGCTAACATCGCGAAAACGGGCTTGTCAGACGCGGACGCGGCGACGCTCTATATTCCGTTCACCGTCACGGCAGAAAGCACCACGGGCGATGTGAAGCGCTATAAGGAGCCGAAAGCGTTCTATGCGGCTGACAATCCCGGCGAGTTCTGGACGCTTGACAGCGGCGGCGAAAGCAGCTCCACATCGACGTATTTTGCCAAGGGCGAAATCTCAGAGCAAATGAGCCTAAAGGAGCTGCGGCAGGCGCATGAATATGTCTATGATGTGTCCACGGTCGATATCCGGGACTTCGGCGGGGATATGGCTCACTGGCAGGTGGGTGGCAAATGAAAATCACGCTCAAGATCAAGGTTATCAAAGGGCGCGAGTTCAAAGCAGCTTGCACCGCTGCCGAAGCCGTCGTTGCTACACAGGCGCTCAAAGACACGACGCCTTATGTCCCGGCGCTTACCGGGGCATTCTCCAATCTCGCCCGTGTCGACGGTAATGAGATCGTTTATACCGGCGATCAGGCCGCGTATTTATATGCCGGTAAGGTCATGGTAGACGAAATGGGGCGTCACGCAGTGTATATTAAGGACGTGGGCTGGAGACATCGCAAGGGCGCAAAGCTCCACGCGATTGATAAAGACCTTGTGTTTACAACGGATATGCATCCAAAGGCACAAGCACACTGGATGGAAGCGTCTTATGAAGAAAACGCTGAGAAGTGGGCGCTTGTCGGAGAAAGAGCGGTGAAGTTGTGGCTTGAATAAAGAAGAAAAACCGAAAACGTTAGTATCTGCGTCGGAAAACGCAGATGTGAGCCGCGCTGTGCGGAAATGGCTGAATACGTACCCAAATAAACCGCTGTCCAAGCTTGACTTTGAATGGTTAGGCAAGAGTAGCGGTCTTTGTATATCCACCATACAGGCGGCGTACAAGACCAAACAGTTTATAGACGGGACATATCAGGCACAGTACCAGTTCAAAATCATTTACCGCACGACGGCAACAGACGCCGACGAGCGCATAACCGCTGACGAGGTGCTGGATAAATACGGCGAATGGGCAGAGCAGAACAGCGGCAGTCTGACCATAGCCGACGGCATTGCCGTTAAGAAGGTCAAGCGCGATACGGCGGCGGCACTTTTCGCCCGATATGAGGGCGATGTTGAGGATCATCAGATCCTTTTAACTTTACTTTACGAGGTGATTTAATGGCGGAATATACATTTACCACTACTGCGGGGCAGACCGTAGCGCGTGAGTTGCTGCTTGCTTACCTCAATACCGGCACAAGCACCGTGCCGGTATGGTCAGTGATCGGCAAGCGCGTTGAGGACAGCTCTGAGGAATACGACTGGAGCACCGAGAGCAAGAAAGACATTCTCGGTGATACCTATGGCACGATGAAGAAGCCTGTCATTACGCAGAGCTTTGAGCCGTGCGAGCTGGACAGTGGCGACACCGCACAGCAAAAGATATGGAAGATGGCAGTTGTCGATCAGGACGCTATGGCGCTTGCGGCGCAGGATATGCTTATTGTCCACACTTACGCGGGCTTTGCCGAACGCTACGAGGCTTGCATGGTCGAGGTCACCGGTCTCGGCGGCGAGGGCGGCGGCAGCGTCGGAATGCCGATCACCGTTACATACGGCGGCACGCGTACCCTCGGCAGCGCAGCAAAGAAGTCTGACGGCTCGATAGAGTTTACACCGGCAGCAGCATAATCAACAAGGGCGCGTATTACCGCGCCCTTGCTTTTTTAAGGAGAGAACTATGGCAGATAAACTTGTTTTCATGCCCGATGACGGCATACAGGAAATTTCGCTTAATAATAAAGTTTCGGTGTGGCTCAACCTTACCGATATAGATTTCGTGGAGCGCGTTTTTGATGCGTTCGATGCGATGGACAAGCAGCAGGATAAATATCAGGCGGCGCTCAAAAACGAAGCCGACGCAAAAACCGTGTTTGCAACTGCGCGCACTATGGACGCAGAGATGCGGGAGCTGATAAACGGTCTTTTCGGGTTTGATGTGTGCACTCCGCTTTACGGTCGTATGAACGTGTACGCAATGGCGGGCGGCCTGCCGGTGTGGTGTAACCTCATGCTTTGTCTCATCGAAAATATGAACGATACTTTTACTGCTGAAAAGAAAGCCACAAATCCGAAGCTGCAAAAGTATCTCGCTAAATTCAAAAAATGATTTATTCGTTGCCTATGTCGCTTAACGTGGGCGGCGTTGACCATGCCATACGCACAGATTACAGGGTCATCCTCGAACTTATAGAGGTCTTGAACGACCCGGATTTTTCCGACGCTGACAAGGCTGAAGCGACGATAGAGACGATTTTTCCTGAGTGGGAGACGCTTTCGAACTATTCGGAAGCACTTGAAAAATGCTTCTGGTTTATCGATCTCGGACAACCGCACGGCAAGAAATCCGCTCGTTTGGTGGACTGGGAAAAAGATTTCCCGTACATCATCGCGCCGGTAAATCGCGTTCTCGGCTACGAATGCCGCTCAGTCGAATATCTCCATTGGTGGACGTTCGTGGGCGCGTATATGGAGATTGGCGGAGACTGCGCATTCTCGCAAATCGTCAATATCCGTTCTAAGTTGGCAAAGGGTAAGAAACTTGAGAAGTATGAACGCGAATGGTTAAGGCAGAATCGCGAAATCGTAAATCTTCCGCAAAAATACACGACGGAAGATGAAGAAATGTTGAAGAAATGGACAGGAGGCGGATAAATGGCAACTGAATTGAGATTCCCGGTGGAAATTGACGATGGCCAAGCCGCCAAAGAGCTTGACAAGCTTGCAAACAAGATGGACAAGCTCAAAGAAAATATAGCAAAAAATGAATCTGCGCGAGCGCCAATAGTTGAACAGCTCAAGGAGGCGCAGGACGCAGCTGTTGAAGCATATAACCGCGTCGAAGAGCTGAAAGCGGCGCTTGCCGAGAGTGAAGCAAAAACAAGCATAACCGGTAACGCTGACCCCGGTACTTATATTGCTGAAATCCAACGCCAGACTCAAATTAAGGCCGAGCTTGCAGAGCAAGAAAAAATCATGCAGGCCAAAGAAAAAGAGGCGCAAAAACTCGAAGCGCAGGACAGCAAGATACTCGATGTGCTTGCGCAGCAAACGGCAGAGCTTGAGCAAGCGCAAGAACGCGCCGGAGCGCTGACCAAGCAGGTAACGGATGCAACAAAGGGTAAGAACATCAAGGCTATATTTGAGAGCACTCAGGCCGCTATACAGGGCGGAGTGAAAAGCATACTCAAGTATGGTATTGGCATTCGAACGCTATATGTGCTATTCCGCAAGCTGAAACAATACACGGTCGAAGCGGTAAAGGCTTTTGCAGAGAACGACCCGGAGACCAAGAAAAACATTGACGAGCTTAAAGCGTCACTCTCGGCGCTTAAAGGCTCTTGGGGAGCGGCATTCGCGCCGATCCTTAATGCGGTTATCCCTGTACTGCAAACGCTTATAGGGTGGCTTGCAAAGGCAGCAAGCGCCATAGCACAGTTTTTCGCAGTGCTGAGCGGAAAAGGTACGTTCAAAAAAGCCATAGCGAACACGGGCAAGCTGAGCGATAACCTCGGCGGAGCGGCGGATAATGCCAAAGAAGCCAAAAAGCAGCTGATGGGTATTGATACACTGAATGTTATGAACGATACCAATACCGGTGGCGGCGGTGGAGGCGGCGCTAATAACGCATTCGACTTAGTAGATGAAGCCGTCGATATGGATTCTTTTACCGGCAAACTTGCTCTTTCGTTCAAAGATGTTTTTCTCGACTGGAACGACCTTACGGGCGAGCAAATTGCGGAGAAGATTATCGCCGGACTTACCGGGCTTGCCGGTGGCGTAATGGGCTTTATGATTGGCGGCGTTCCCGGTGCTATTGTTGGCACGCTTGCCGGTTTGTCTATTGGCCTTATTGCCGATTCTCTTATATTTGACCATGACGGCAATCTAAGTGCAAATGAGATATTCAAAAGCTTACTATTGCTGCTTATGGGAGTTGCGGGCGGACTGATCGGCTTTTCTCTTGGCGGTTTTGCTGGTGCGGCTATCGGTGCGACGGTTGGTGTGGGGCTTGCTCTTGCTGTGCGCGATGTTGGCGTTGAGGTCACGTCTAACTGGTCGGAATCGACGCTGCTTGAAAAGTTCGCTATTGTTTTGGGCGGTTTAGCTGGCGGCGCTATCGGCTTTAGTGTCGGTGGCCCCGCGGGGGCGGCTCTTGGCGCAGCAATGGGGATATTGCTCGCCATGACTATAAACAATCTCGATCTTGATAAGAAATGGATACCTCAAGTGAAAAAGTGGTTATGGGACGACGGCATCTTAAAAATCCTTGAGGAAGTGAAGTATCTAACGGTCGTACCTGCAACAAATCTAATAAACGGAATTGTAGATAAGTTTCAAGGCCTTAAAACGAAGCTGTCCGGGATAGTCGATCGGATAAAGAATCTGTTTAACTTCCAATTCCAATTACCACAACTGCGACTGCCGCATATACAAGTACAGTGGCAGGATGCGGGTGCACTCGCTCAGTTTTTCGGGCTGGCAAAAATACCGCATCTTAGTGTCTCGTGGTACGCGAGAGGCGGCATTGTTGATGGAGCTACACTCATCGGAGCGGGCGAAGCTGGCAAAGAGGCTATTGTTCCGCTTGAACGTAATACGCAGTGGGTGACGATGGTCGCAAACGAGCTTGCCGATATCATGTTTGACCGCATGACGGATAAGTTCGCCGGGCTGAATATGCGAATGCCCGCCGTTGCTGGCGGCTTTGTCGCGCCGCCTAACGCGTTCTCTTCCGGCAGCTACGGCGGTATATCCCCCGAGCTGGAAAGCAAACTGGACGCGCTTCTCGACCGGCTGAGTGGCGGCAATGTTGGCAAGATCGAGCCGAGCGACGTTTACCTTGATAAGCGTAAAGTCGGTGAGATCATGTACACCTATACCGAAGAGAGAAACAGGGGGCGGGGCAAATGAAACTTATAGTAAACGGCGTTGATATGCTCCCTTATCTCGATGGCGGCGGCTATAAGGTCACGCGGGAGGACGGTGACAGCCCGGAAGCGGGGCGCACGATGGATTACACCATGCACCGCGCGAGGATCGCGACAAAATTCCGCATAGACGCGACCTTTAAGATGCTGTATACCGCCGACGCTGAAATTGTTCTGCCCGCGCTGATGCCTGAGTATGTCGAGGTCACTTATACAAACCCTTGGCTCAAGGGCGACCAGATAACCACGATGTACAACAGCACCGGCAGCGCGACGGTCGACACCTCATTCGGCGACGGGAAAGACCGCTGGATAATTGAAGCGCTCGCGCTTGTGGAGAGATAGCCATGCAGACGACGAGCGCCTTATACAAAGAAATAATCGCCGGTAATCATTGGTTTGAAACGAAAATGGTAATCGGCGATGAATTTTACCTCATAGACGAGAGCAAGAACTATATCACGTTTGGCGGAACGCGCATTTACTACGACTCTGACAGCGGCGGATATAGCGCCAATATGCTGAAAGAGATAAAAACCACTCAGCACGTGTTCACCGACGACAAGCCCGCTGTTGGCTGCTGCGTGTCGGCAGAGATAGATGTGACCATGATAAAGCCGACGGCAACGATCACCAAAATGTCTTCTCTGAAGCCATTTGTGCGCGCCTGCAACGCCGCAAAGCAAAGCGAATGGATACCTAAGGGCGTTTTCTATATCGACACCAGAAGTGACGGAGAGAGCACGGACGATATAGTATTTCACGGCTATGACGCTATGCTGAAAGCAGAAACGGACTTTCCAACGTCCGGCGATATTGGCACATGGCCAAAGACCGACATTGACACTGTGCGCTTTATCGCTGCACTGATGGGTGTGGAGGTCGATCCCCGCACGGTGGACATTATGCAGCGCGGTTATTTGGTACAGTATCCCGGGGGATACGCTATGCGTGAAATCTTGGGATACATCGCCGGTATGTACGCCGGGAACTTCATTATGACCGACGCGGGAAAACTCCGGCTCATACGTTTAAACGAGATCGGCATAGAGACACACTATCTTGTTGACAACGCCGGATATTCCATCAGGTTCGGGGGTGACAGAATACTTGTCTGATTCCGTTTTTATCGGGCGCAGCGCGGCGGGGTATACTACCACGCCCGCGCTTGCGAAATATACAAAGGTTGTTATTAACATCGACGATGACAACTATGTCGAAGCCGGAGACGGTGACAATGTATTAGAGCTGTCATGCCCGTGGGCAACGGCGCAGATGGCAGCAGATATCCTTGAAAGCATCAAGGATTACAGCTATCAGCCATACGATACAGATTGGGCAAAGCTTGATCCGGCGGCGGAGCTGGGCGATGGCGTGACCATAAACGGCGCATTCAGCGGTATTTTCACCAAAGAAACGACGTTTTCAACGCTCATGGCGGCGCGTATAGCCGCCCCGCAGGATAACGCCGTTGACCATGAATACCCGTATAAGTCGCAGACGGATAGAAAGGTAACGCGGCAATTCTCGGAGACCCGCGCGAGCCTCCGCGTGAATGCCGATAATATCGCCGCTGAGGTCTTGGCAAGGGAAAACGGTGAGAATGAAATGCGCGCTACGCTGCAGTTACACGCATCGGAGATTGCCGCGAGGGTGACGCAAACCGGCGGCGATAATAAAAGCTTCGGTTGGTCGCTGACAGCCGACGGTTTTATACTGTCCAGCAACGGACAGCAGGTGTTCAAAGCCACGAAAGACGGCGTTGATATCACCGGCAAAATAACCGCCACAAGCGGCTTTATAGGCAATAAATCCAACGGGTTTACCATCGGAGCCAACGCGATATATAACGCGCTGTCATCGCTGTACGGCACGACAAACGGCGTGTATATCGGCACGGACGGCATAGCTCTTGGCGGCGGCAAATTCCGCGTTGACAGCTCTGGCAATCTGTATGCCACAAGCGGCACGTTTACCGGCAATGTATACGCGAACCAAATACAGGTGGGCGGCGATGCGGGATATATCGAGGGTTCGCAGGTGGGGAACAACACCATAACGACCGCGAACACAAATGGTTATCTCAACGGCGGCGTTGCGAACGGATATTATGCCGGTGATGTGTTCTCCGGCGCAGCTGTGGCAAGCGCAATGACCGCAACCAGTGGCGGAATTACGGGGAATAGGTTGTTTAAATTGTACGGATATACCGTCGCACTCGGCTACATAAAAGACTATTCGGGTGAATTTTTCCCCGTTTTGACATTCGTGTAAGGAGGAAGCATGGATAAAATCATATTCGCAGACAACAGCGAATATAACTGCGGCTTTTGCGGTCTCGCCACGGTGGGGCTGCTTTTCGTCACACTGACGGGCATTTCCTTTGCAGAGGGCGCGGTTATATTCAGCGACGAGAAGAAAACCGGGAAAATACGATACGTTGCGGCAAACGGCGAAGAGACGGTGTTTGACCATTATACAAAGTTTGAATACCTCGTCAATGAACCGACCGGCGGCGTTCGCGGCGCGCTGAGACAGCAGTATGCAAGCGAGGTGCAGACCAATGAATGAGAAGATAGACGCAATAATCGCCGTGCTTGATGGCCTGCGCATAGATGGCATGGCAAATTTTGAGCGGCTTGTGTACGTTAAGCTGCTCCTTGAACAGCTGAAAGAAAAGGAGTGATGACTTATCGCAGATAAAACCGTTTCTGAGCTCCCGCGCGCTTCGTCGGTAACGACAACAGATCTATTTGTGCTCGAACAGGCGGGACAGGCAAAGTCACTGACTGGGCAAGTGCTCATACGTGACCTTGCAACGGCGCTCGATGGGCACGGCGGCATAAATAGTATTACCTTAAACGATGATTACACGCTGACCTTTACCATGGCCGACGAAACCACGGTTACAACTACCTCAGTGCGCGGCGCGACAGGCGCAAAAGGCGACAAGGGTACAGATGGGCGCGCCATTACAAGCGTTACCAAGACCGATACCAGCGGCCTTGTGGACACGTATAAAATACAGTTTTCCGACAACACAAGTACCACGTTCACGGTGACAAACGGCGCAAGCATAAAGTCTATCGCCAAGACCGGCACGAGCGGGCTTGTTGACACGTACACGGTCACGCTGACAGATAATACGACCTCCACCTTTACCGTGACGAATGGCAATGGCATAGCGTCGATCACTCTGCAATCCGGCACTCATGCGGCAGGTACGACCGACGTATATAAGATAACTTTTGACAACGGACAGTATACCACATTCAGCGTATATAACGGCCTCAATGGCTCCGGTTCTGTTTCGACTATTAACGAAAAACTGCCTGACGCTTCGGGCAATGTTTCGCTTGCTGCTGCCGATGTTGGCGCAGCTCCTGCAATAAAAACCGCGACGGTCACACTCCCGGCCGCATCGTGGACGGGCAGCGCATCGCCGTACTCGCAGACGGTCACGGTCGACGGCGTCACAGCGAACAGCCGCATTGATATAAATCCTGACACTGCCGTTATGAACGGAGCGATGGAGGGCGGATATGGCCTTGTATTTGGCAACAACGCCGGAACTATCACCGCTTATGCAGTCGGGGATAAACCCACTGCGGCGATCACCGTGCAAGTGAGCATTACGGAGGTGACAGCATGAGCGAGATATTCGGCAATGGCGTCATGGGCGGCGGAGGCTTGACAAACTCAAAGCTTGCCCTCGCCAATGCACAGGCTGCAGATGTGCGCAGCGGTAAAAAGTTCTATGCCGGGGATAAGCAGATCAAGACCGGCACCCTCGCCGACGTTACGCAGGCCACCCCCGCGATAACTGTCGACGCTGCAGGTAAGATCACCGCCTCAGCGACGCAGGCCGCGGGCGTAGTCGCCGCCGGGACGAAGTCCGCGACGAAGCAGTTGACGGTTCAAGCGGCGAAGACGGTGACGCCCAGCACTTCAGCGCAGACAGCCGTTGCAAAAGGCGTATTCACGACCGGTATCATCACCGTCGCCGCCGTCTATGCTGTGATCCGAGTCACCTACCCCTCGGGTTCGACCTGCACTTGCACGAACGGCAGTAAAACGCTGACGGCCAAGGACACGAGCGGCAAGGCGTTGTTTGTTATTCCCTCCGCCGGAACGTGGACGGTCACGGCGGTCAGCGGCAGCAAGAGCACGAGCAAAACGGTATCAATCACCGCCGAGGGACAGGTCGAGACTGTAACGCTGATGTATGGGCTCTATATCTTTAAAAATGGATCGGGGCTGACGTCTGGGTACTCGATCAAGAGCAACAGCATAATTTCTGCGCCGACAGTTTCAGGCGACACAATCAGTTGGTCTGGCGACTCCAGCAGCGGCGGCGTAGCATTCTATATCGACCCCGCCGTCGCGTTGAGTGGCTATACAAAACTGTGTGTCGATTTTGAGTGCTCATACAACTACGGCGGGAACTACGGCATGGGATTTGGCGTCGGCACGGATGCCGCTACCAGCCTTATGATCACAAATACAAGCTGGACTGCAAAGGTTACCAGCACAGCGCAGGGCATAATTGCCCGGAACACGGTGCAGTGCGATATATCGGCGCTGACGGACTCGGAATATATCAAGATTGTAGGATCATATTCCGCCGGAAAGGTCTATAACATCTGGCTTGAATGAGGAGGGACACAGCGTGACGATCTACATAGACAGTGACTATAAATGTTACGTCTCCGCAGCAGAGGGACGCAGAGCCATTGAGGTTAACGACTTCAATGGCAAATGCCCGGAATGGATAGAAAGTTACCGCTTCGTCCCCGAGGGCGAGACATGGACGCGCGAGGACGGAGAGGTGTTCACGAACATGGCAGCACCGTGGAAAGACCTGGGCGAAGCATACGCGGCGCAAGCGGCGTATGTAACGGCGCAGAATGCGCAGTACGAAGCGGCATTGACCGCCATCGAAAACGCGCTGGAGGTGACGACATGACCATTGAAGAAAGAGCAGAACGGTGTTTGACCCGCATAGCGGAGATTAAGCAGGGCGGCAGTTCTGCCGAGATAGAGGATATGCGCGCCGCCCTCGCCGTGTTGGGCGTCACCGACGAAGAGGAGGGCAACGAATGAGCTACCTCAAAAACGCGCAGAAGCTCCGCAACGACATCGATAGTGCCGGTGCAATGCTGACAGATGAACAGGCCGTAACCGTACCGGCGATATACTGGCCATGGGACGGAGACGGTGTGAAATACGCTGCCGGGGACAGGCGCACGGATGACGGCGTACTGTACCGCTGCATCACGGCGCATACGTCGCAGCCGACGTGGAAACCCGCCGATTCTCCGAGCCTTTGGGCAAAGGTGCTGATACCCACGCCGGGAGAAATCCCCGAATGGGAGCAGCCGAGCAGCACGAACCCCTACGCCAAGGGCGACAAGGTCAAGCATAACGGGAAGATATGGATATCTAATCTCGACGGGAACGTATGGGAACCCGGCGTATACGGATGGACGGAGGTGACGAGTGATGTCTGACGATGAAAAGACCGACAGCGGCCTGCTGACGGAAGATGCACACGAGAGCATAGACCCGACAGGGTGGCTGCTCTTAAGATTTACGACAGTGACATGAAGAGGATAAACAAATGAAAGCAATGTTATCACAGCCAATGAACGGCAAGACCGAAGAGGAAATCGTAGCGACGCGAGAGCGGGCAATAGCTGTTCTTGAGAGCAAGGGCTACGAGATAGTGAACACACTGTTCACGGATGAATGGTACAGCGCTGCAAAATGCAAGGAACGCGGTGTAGTCAATATTCCGCTGATGTTCCTTGCAAGGTCAATAACGAACATGAGCCTTTGCCATGCGGCGTATTTCTGCAAAGGATGGGAGAACGCCAGAGGCTGCATACTCGAGCACGCTGTTGCCAAGGCTTACGGCCTGACCATCCTTTATGAGGAGAATCCCAATGAGCGTGATTGATAACGCCGTGACCCGTGCGCTTGAGATAGCGGCGGACGACAGCCACGGCTACGATCAGTCCAACCGCTGGGGGCCTGACTACGACTGTAGCAGCCTCGTGATAGATTGCTTTAAGCGAGCGGGAGTTCCGCTCAGCTGCACATATACGGGAAATATGCGCGGGGATATGCTGAGGTGCGGCTTCGAGGACGTGACCGGCAGTGTCGACCTCGGCACCGGCACGGGGCTTGAGCGCGGCGACGTTCTTTTGAACCACGTCCATCACACCGCCCTGTATATAGGCGGCGGGCAGATAGTGCAAGCAAGCATCAACGAGTACGGCACTACGACCGGAGGGCAGACCGGCGACCAGACCGGGCGCGAGATATACACGCGCGGGTACTATAACTATCCGTGGGACTGCGTGCTGCGGTACACCGGGGCAGAACCGGACACGGTGCTGGCCACAAAGAAGCCGACACGCTATGTCACCGTCGAGCTGCCCATGCTGGAGGACGGACAGACGGGCGTAGTCGTCGCCATGCTTCAGGCAGCGCTGAAGTATCTCGGGTATGATCCCAGATGGATTGACGGTGAGTTCGGAATCAGGACGCGCAACATGCTCATGGCCTATCAGGCAGAACACGGCCTTGAAGCTGACGGCATCTGTGGGAAAGACACGTACAAGAGTTTGATAGGAGGTGAGCGGAAATGACCAAGATACTGAGATACTGATATGAACCGGCAGGGAAAAGTAACTATACGCGCGAAGAATCTTAACTTTAATCAAAACAAAGGAGAAACAAAAATGAATGCACCTGACAAAGCCTTGCAGTTCAAGGCATGGATCGTCGCAGCTATCGCCTTCCTCACGGCGCTGTGGGGCTGGGTAGGCTGGGCGGTAATCATCTGGATCGCCTGTATAGTCCTCGACTATGCTACGGGAACATGGGCCGCGAAGAGCGCCGGAGACTGGTCATCCGCCGTAGCGAGAGCGGGACTGTGGCACAAGCTGGGCGAGATCGTCGCCGTGCTTGTGGCGGCGCTTTGTGATATAGCAATTAGTGTAATTATTAACGGAGCCGGCATAGATATCGGCATAACGTTCGGGACGCTCATCACGCCGGTCGTGCTGCTCTGGTACATAATAACGGAGCTCGGCAGCATCATTGAGAACGCCGGTAAGCTCGGCGCACCTATCCCGGAATGGCTTAAGAAGTGGCTCAGAAATTATAAGGATAAAATAGATTCAGATCATGAGCCGCCTGTTGAAATAATCGAGTCTGACGAAACTCAGAACGAATAAGCAACACGCGCCGCGTGCAGTCGAAGGCCTGCGTGCCTACGCGGGCGCAAACAGAAAAATCCTTGTAAACCGACAAAAACGGAGGACAGATGAAAGAATCCGTGAAAGATTTCTGCCGCTTGAATGGGCTGAACCAGCGATCAGCAAACCTTGTAGACATGCTATATAATGCGTACATAGGAAGTGAGGCTAACGACAACAGCAGAAATAAAAACCAGTCTGATAACGCCGGGGGAGAAGAACAAGCTGCAATTTCCGAGAGCACTAAGGGAGCAGTTTGAACGCGACTGCGGCTTTACCGACGAGGAGTTGACCATATTCCGCATGAGGGCGCGGGGAATGAGCATCTTGCAAATTTCCTTTGCTCTTCAAACGGAAACCGAGCTATACGGCACTGAGAAAGTCGAGCGCCGTATACGGAGCATAAAAAACAAAATAGCTGCCGCGATTGACGGCTAAGTGATGTGTTGATGAGGGCTAACCGATGGGTTAGCCCTCTTTTTTTATGCGAAAATATCATCAGAAAGGACGTGACGCAATGGATTACCCACAGTATTACCAGCAGCCCCCGCAACAGCCACAGCAGCAGTTCTACGGCGGCTATCAGCGGCCTATGCAGCAGGTACAGCAAGCACCGCCGGGGTACGTCTGCAAGCCCGTGACAAGCCGTGAGGAGGCCGTAGCAACGAGCACGGACTATTTCTCTCTTGGTGTCGTAATGCCGGACTTGGGGCACGGCATGATCTATCTCAAGCGATTTAACCAGCAGACCGGATCATCCGACTTTTTCGAGTTCCAGCGGTATATACCGGAACAGTCTGCACCGGTGGAGTATGCGACAAAAGCCGATCTTGACGCGCTCCGGGCGGAGTTGACACCTAAGAAGAAACGGAGGGCAGACGACGATGAATAACCCAATGATAGGGCTGATAAACCTTGCCCGTAGCGGCGGCAATCCCATGACGCTTATACAGCAGATGGCGGGGAGGAATCCGCGAATGCAGCAAGCGTACAGCATGATACAGGGGAAAAATCCGGAACAGCTCAAACAGATGGCCGAGAACATGGCGAAAGATCGCGGCATGACAGTTGAGCAAGTCGCTAAGAATATCGGTTTGATGTAAATAAAAACCCGCTCCGCTGTTGCAGCAGCGGAACAGGTAAGCGGCAAGAACGTAAGTTCTTCTATAAATAAGTATAGCATAAAGGCGGGCTTGTGGCAAGCTTGCAATTAAATATTCTATCAGTTCACGGCATCTTGACAAAAAGCCGCTCACTGGATGCAACCGAGAGCGTACGGCTCGGATGTAAATAAACTGATAGGAGACTTTTTATGGCAGACGATTTTATGAGCGGATTTCTCGCCGGGCAGGGCGACGGTAATTCCAATCGCGGCGGAATGTTCGGCGGTGATGGATGGTGGGCTATCATCATCTTCGCGCTGATCTTCGGTTGGGGCAACGGCGGCTATGGCTTCGGCGGCGGCAATTCCGGCGGTGTAGCCGATGGCTATGTCCTTGCCTCCGACTTTGCGAACGTTGAGCGCAAGATCGACGCGGTGAACAACGGCGTTTGTGACGGCTTCTACGCGATGAACACTGGAATGCTTAACGGCTTTGCCGGTGTGACGCAGGCCGTGACGAGCGGATTCTCTGCGGCGGAGCTTGCCCGATGCAATCAGCAGGCGGCACTTATGCAGCAGCTTAACGCCATGCAGATGCAGGCACAGGAATGTTGCTGCGAGAACCGACAGGCGATCGCGCAGGTGCGCTATGACATGGCAACGCAGGCTTGCGACACGCGCAACACCATCCAGAACGCAGCACGTGACATAACCGACAACCAGAACGCGGGGACGAGAGAAATTCTCAACTTCCTCACGAACAACCGACTGCGTGAGCTTGAGGCGGAGAACTCCACACTGAAGCTCGCAGCGTCTCAGGCGGCGCAGAATAACTACCTTGTCAACACTCTGCGCCCTGCACCCATACCGGCGTATCAGGTGCAGAACCCCTATTCGTATGGCGCGAACGGTTGCGGCGGCTGCGGCAACTATTAAGCAAAACTGATATCGGGGCGGGGATAACCCGCCCTTGAAAGGAGATTACTATGTCATGTAAACCCGTATGTCAGCTTTGCCCAAAGCTGATACTCAGCCAAGCGATAACGTTTGCCGATGGCAACGTAGTTGTCAACCTCCCGGACGGCAGCTATACCAACGGCGGGAAATACTGTATCGTGTTGGCACAGACCATACCCGCGACGGCGACGATCAACGCGCCGGTCGTGTTCACCATCGGCACGGGGACAACTCAATTTCCGCTGACAAACCGCTGCTGCGCACAGGTGACAGCGTGCGGAGTGCGGACGCGGACGAAGTACAGCACCATCGTTGTCACGAACTCAACGGGCGCAACGTTCCGCATGATCGGAAACCCGTGTTGCTCTCCGAGCAACAATCTTACCGCAGTTAACGCGGCAACAGGAGGTGCGACAACATGAGCAGAACCGACCGCATAATGAGAATCCGCGACTATCAGCCGCAGGACAAATACCGTGACCGCCGGGGGCGCGAGCATTACGACAATGGCCGTTACGCGCCGCGCAATGAATACCGCGACAACTACCGGGATGATTACTATGAGCGCCGCAGAATAGGCTTTGACTACGATGCACCGCGCATGGGTGATCCGGTAAGCTATGGCGGGGACTATGAGCGTGGTTATGGCGGCGGCAGTATGTACAACGGCATGAGCCGCGAGATGGCGGACGAATGGATGCACGATCTTGAAAATGAGGACGGCAGCAGGGGCGCACATTGGAGCTACGATCAGACGTCAAATCTTCTTAGTCAGAAGAAATACGACTGCGATCCGATAGAGTTCTATGTTGCAATGAATATGCTATACTCTGACTATTTCAAGGTTGCAAAGAAGTTCAACGTCAACAACACAGAGTTCTACGCCGATCTTGCCGAAGCGTTCCTCTGCGACAAGGACGCAGCAGACGATAAGCTCATAAGATATTATGAGTGCGTCGTAGACTAAGCCGGAGGCCGGGGACAATCCCCGGCCTTTGCCGAATTTGTGTTAATAATACGTTGATAATAGAACGGAACGGATAAGAACGGAACGGAATAAAAAAATGACAGGATTCGCAAAAAACTTCGTAAATCCTGTCATTTTTGGTGGAGATAAGCGGGATCGAACCGCTGACCTCTTGAATGCCATTCACGAAAAATGCACCTATTTTCAACGGTTTGCGGGCTTTTGTTGATAGTAGGTTGATAATAGAAAGGCATCAAAATATGGCTCTTCAAGAGCCTATTCAAGAAAAACTATCAACGCCGTTATCAACATCATAGTGCATCTGTTATCTTCCTCAAATCCGCGTAGTTTACGTCCTGATAATGCCGCAGCATTTCATCACTTGTGTGGCCGATGAGAGCGAGCTTGTCACGATCTGCTCCGTCGACACGTTTCATAAGCGTTGCGAATGTGTGACGGCAGCTGTGCGGAGTATAGGTGTAAAATTTCTTCCCGTCGCGCTCGACGATGGGATTGTCTATGCCGCACTTCTCAAGCACGGAATAAAACAGGTCACGATATCGTGAGGTCGTGAACGGCTTCCCGTCCTCATCGGTGAACACCGCACCGCTGGTTTTGCCCTGCATGGCCTTGTCAATGTATTTCTGAATCTTCGGGGAGACGGTGACAGTGCGATCCGTTCCGGCCTCCGTTTTAGCGCCGCCGATAAATGCCCGCTCTTTGCTGTTATAATTCGCCGCGTCGAGCGTTACAAACTCGGCAGGACGAAAGCCAAGGTAACATTGGCACAGCACGATAGACGCGCCAAAAACGCCGTCTACGTGCTTCTCAAGCTTTGGTATAGCATCATCCGGCAGCGCGTTTTTCGTGCCGCTGTCGCCGCTCACGGTGAGGTACTGCCCCATATTAAGCGTGACGTAGTGCCGGGGGATGGCGAATTTGTAGAGCAAGCCGCATAGGGCTTTCATGTTCTCTTTTGTGCGCCGCCCTTTGTTGCACTCATCAAGGCAGTCTTGCAGGTCGTCAATGTCTATATCCGAAATGTACAGACGGTAGACCGGCGCGAAATATTTATACGCCGCCTTGTAACAATCCATCGTAGACTTCCCGGCGCGGTGCGTCGGCTGCCACGCCTCATAGATTTGCTTGAACGTGGCCTGTTTAGGCTTTTCGCGCGGCGTGAGCTTTAGGACGGGTAAATAGTTCACCGCTTCTTTCTTTGTCTTAAAGCCGCCCTTAGTGCGCGAGACGGGGCGCGACACGCCGTCACTCCCGGTCGCATAGTCTATCGTTACCTTTGCTGTCCACGTCTTTCCGCGCTTGTAAACCGTGCCCATACCGTTTCCCCGGCTCTTTACCGTGCGCGGCTCCGACTGCTGCTTTGCGCCGCAAAACATACAGTATTTGCTTATGTCGGGGATCTCTTCTTTACATTTTCGGCATTGCATAACATCACCCTATAACAACGCCCCCGGTCTAACGACTGGGGGCTATTTTTATTTCCTGAACAAAAACCGCAAGGCGTAGCCGATGGCGGCAAGCGCCGCAATAACAAGCAGCACAAGGAAAACGAAGAACATGGATACTCCCGCAGAACGGAAAAGACCATCGCTGAGGATACGCGCGTCGATAATCATGTAACCTATGACCGCCAAGAGCAGCAGCGTGGACACGGCAGCGAGAACGCCGACAATAATACGGGCGGTTTCGAGCCGTTTATCCTTTTGCTCATCAACGGCGGTGAGCCGGGTGTTGTCGATTTCCAGCTCATGAATGCGTTGTTGCTGCCCCTCAGGACTGTCAACGGGCTTCTCAAGCCCGAACAAATCATCCAGCGACAGGTCAAGCACCTTGCACAGCGCGGCGGCGTTGTACAGCAAGGGATTGACCTGTTTCCCGGCGCTGATATTGTTTACCGCCGATTTCGGTACGCCGGATTCGTCGATCAGCCTTTGCAGAGTGTATCCTTTACTATCCTTTGCCTCACGTATTCGACCTTGAAAAGCGTCACAATACGGCTGCAATTCCTGAATAGCAGACACTTTTTACATCTCCTCGAAAATTTTTAATGAAATATAAATCTGTTTTAACGACTTATCCGTATAGATATTTTTCGCTGGGTCTGCTACTATAAAAGCGTAGCAGATAAGTCGGTTTACAAGGATATCTGTTACAGCCCCGGCAGAGGTTGCCACCAATGCCGGGGCGTTTACTTACACGTAGTACGGATTGGGCTTACAAAGAATGATAATCAGATCAATGAGAGCACCAACGCCGAATAAACCCGCCGTAAACAAATAGAGTATGCCGGTGCCGACTTTCCCCTCATAGAAGCGATGGGCACCAATAAACCCAAGAAATAGGCAAAGCAGGAATGCTACCCATTTATTCTTTTCCTTGCCGCTGTGAACAACATTGTTAACAACGACGGTTTGAGAAACAGCGGGTTGCGGGGAATATGCCATTGCCGGGGAGACAGACGGCTCGGACTGTGAGGCCGTAAATTCGGGTGTGCATGACAGCCCTGAGAGCCCAAAAGAGCACCCCGTGTCTTGCGGAATATTTATAACGCGCTCCGCACTTTTGCCTTGAAAAGTCAACTTTAGAATGTGCTGACCGTATGGCAATATTACATTCTGCGTTTTGCCATAACCGACAGTAGCGAGCTGCTGACCATCAACAATGATCTTCACGGCTACTGCCATACCAGCCCCGCGAGTCTCGCGATAGATAGAGTAGTTCGCAGAGCCACCAGACACAGCAAGGGCTTCATTGTTCATCGGCTTGCCGCACTCTGAGCAAAATTTAGTGCCGTCTGGTACTTGCGCGCCGCATTGCGAACAATACATAGGCATTACCCCTTTTCATTATATAATGTGAATAAATTGTTACGCTGCTTAAATGTTAACACTTTGTTTTGTCAAAATCAAGTGAAATCTGTCGAAAATAATAATTAAGGAGGGGAAGTTTTGGAAAAAGAGAGGGAAATACTGATAGCGGAGATAGAGAAACTATTGAAAAGCCTGACCTATGAGCAGTTGCGGTCAGTGTACATATTCACATTGCAGAAAATTAAATAGTGCGAATATGGGAGCAAGCCCGGTGCGGAGTTAATCCGTGCCGGGCTTATTCATTTTGTCGGCAAGTTTCCTGAACACGTTAGCGAGAGCTGCCCACTCTTCGACGGTGGTTTCCGCCATAAGCTCAATTAGCATTTGCTCGATGTCTGAACGCTTGCCCTCCGAGAGCTGCCCGATATATTCATCAAGAACATCCTTGCGCGACTTTACCGGGAACGGATCACCGGCACCGGTGCGCAACCATACTTCATCAACGCCGGTTTTTTGACACATTAATGTGATGACTGCATTAGTCGGGACGTTTTCGCCAGACTCCCATTTTTGCACGGCAGATTTTGAAACACATAAATATGTGCCGAAATCTGTCTGATTCATGCCGATATGCGTTCTGACATACCGTATACGGTCTTTCAACTGGTTCACCACCTTTCGCATTTATATTATCACATCGGCGTTGCAATGTCAACAGAAAAAGCGCATTAAATGTGCAATTCCCTATTGACAAAGCATACTTAATGTGCTACCATAAGCACAGTTAATGAGCAACGGCTCAAAAACAACCAAGCCCCGTGAACTGCTGGAAACGCACAGGAACCGGCCTTGAAACAAACTCAGGAGCGGGGCAAATGAAAAGGAGAAGAGAAAATGAAAATGCTATATACAGTCCACACATCATTTGACGCGCTCGATGACGAAACCGGGCAATTCCGGGGTTGGAGCCAGACCGAAAAGATAGAAGCCAATGACAAGATTGCTGCTAAAGCCATCGCATGGCGTCATATCGTCGGCAGTGGCGAATACAGCCGACTGGTGCTCAAAGCTCAGAGCGCCAGAGTGACAAGCAGAGAGGAAGAAAAGAAGATGAAACAGTTTGAATTTAATAAGGATCAGATTCAGACCATAGCCGACGAAGTAGAGCGCCGGATGCGGACGTATACCACGGACATATATACCGAGGCCGAGATAGAAGATATCCGCCGTTCGCTGTGGCAAGGCGTTTATTCCACGCTCTGCGTGATGGCGTCCAACTGGCCGGAGGTCAGGAACTGGACGGATGAAATTCAGGGGAGGTGAAAACATGAGCGAACAGGAAAAGAAAACCGCAAAGGAAGTCATAGACAGTCTGAAGCAGATACCGCCCGACGGCGCGGATTACGTGCGCGGGTACTTGCAGGGCAGACTTGACGGACTGAAAAAGGAAAAGGAGGACAAAGAGTGACCATTGACGACATCGAGGCCATGGACAAGGCCACGTTAACACCGCAGGAGGCCGCAAGCGTCATCAACTGCAAACCCTATGACATCAACGTTAAGTTCAAAGAGGGCAAGCTTGAGTTTCCGGCCATAAAGAGCGGCAACCGCGTCAAGGTTCTCCGTGAGCCGTTTATACGGTTCGTGAGGACAGGCAAATGAGACCCTGCATGGGCTGTGAGCTGCGCCGCATCGGCTGTCATGCAGACTGCCCGGCGGGCAAGGCGCAGGAGCGCGAGAACGCAGCAAAGAAAGCGTACATAAGAAAACACAATTATCCCGACGCTGATGAAGTCTTACGCGCGGGAATGGAAAGGAGAAAGAAAAGATATGGATAGCGTACTTGGATGGCTGACGGTCACTGCCGGGGTGTTCTACTTCTTCGGTGTGCTCTTCCGTCAGGGAGTGCTTGAACTGGAGGAGCGCAGCACGGCGAGTGAAAGAGCGTGGCAGGAGGCTGGGAAATGAGCGTTGAAACATTAAGCGTCCTGATCGTCGGCGCTCTCGCGTTGGTGCTGGTTGCCGTGATCGTCTATCTCGACATCATCACCGAACGCGCCAATGAGATACGCGAGATCGCGCAGTCTTACGGCTGGGCTGACATGGACAAGGCCGGGAAGCTCGACGGCAAGCGTTACACACCGGCTACGGACGCGGATTTCTTCATCATGCCGGACGGCACGAAGATTCACAGGCATTGAAAATGCCGCTCCCGATAAGCAGATCGGAAAGCGGCAAATCAAATATTACACAAGCACATTATAAGTGCGAAGAAAGGAAAAGTCAAGAAAACATGAAAGCGTACAAAGGATTCAAGAAGGACATGACCTGCCGAGGGTTCCAGTATGAGAGCGGCAAGACCTATGAGGAACCGACTGCAAAGCTGTGTGACAGCGGATTTCACGCTTGCATAGACCCGCTGGACTGCTTCGGCTACTACGCGCCGGGGACAAGCGTATACCGTGAGGTGGAGCTTGAAGACAACGGCGAGCGCGAGGAATGCGACACCAAGATATGCGGTAAGAAGATCGCAATAGGCGCAGAAATCACCCTGCCGGGCATCATCAAGGCTCATGCCGAATACGTGAAATCCAAGTGCACGATGGAGCACACAGACCCCAAACAAGCCACAGCGGGCGACAACGGCGCAGCCACAGCGGGCAACTACGGCGCAGCCACAGCGGGCAACTACGGCGC